ATTCTTGCGGGACTGATGGGTACAGTCATCCGCAATATCATACAGCATTGCTTTTATCTTGTCTTTTCCTTTTCTAAGGACTCTTCCGATTGACTGCAAGTTTCGTACTCTAGACTTAGAGGGTGATGCGAAGATAACGTTGTGTAACCTCCTGATATTAATCCCAGTACTGAAAGTACCATAGCTGGCAACAATAATCGCATTGGATTGATCCTCCGTAATTGCTCTAACTTTTTCTCGGTCATCAGCAGCAACACCACCATGTATGAAGAATATTTTACGATCTGCTGACTTATTATTATTTATTAAATTATATAACACTTCACCATGCGACTCTACTCTGCTATAAAGTAACAGGGTATTTCCCTTTTGATCTAATGCTAAGTTCTTTATAAAATTATTTCTTTGTTCATGTTGAATAAGATATTGTATCTCATCTTCATATGTTTCAAACTTGGTAGGCGGATGCCTTAAAACGAGACATGTAATGTCGAGTTTTGCTAATTGACCTTTCTCCATCAACTCTTTAGTCCTTGTTACCTTATATGCTGGACCAAACAATCCTTCTAATACCCACTTATGAGTTTGTGTACCATCAAGAGTACCAGTAAAACCAAATCGATACTTTGCAGTATGCAGTTTAGTCATGATCTGAATCAATGATTTAGATTTAAATTGATGTGCTTCATCTCCTACTACAACATTAAACTCCTCAAAATACTTTCGTGGTAACTTATAGATAGATTGCCACGTTGTAATGGTGACTGGACATGTTGTCTCCTTCTCTCGGCCTGCGTATATTTTGTGACAGTATGTCGCAGCATCCCAACCGTAGTCTTCAAAATCTTTATACATCTGCTCTACGAGAGATGTCGTTGGGACAACTACAAGACTTTTTTGCCCTTTACCTGTATAGTACCTCACTAGAGAATAAATCATCAAAGATTTTCCAGAAGCAGTTGGTGATATCAATAATCTTCTATGATGTCTTAAAGCGTCGTACACTCCCTCTATCTGGTATTCACGTGGAGTATGACGAGATATAGATGTCATATAATCTTTAACACCTTCCATCGACACCATCTCATCCACTTGGAATGGTGTGCCAAAATATTTGTTATCTAAAAACTTATACTCGTAATTATAGTTCTTACAGAAAGAAGTTATCTTATCTAATAGACCAACGTATATCTCCCCTGTGTGGGTTGAGAAAAGACGAATCTTCCCATCCCAGTGCTTATTGCGATACTGTGGCATGAACTTTGCCCCAGGTACTTCAAATGTAAAATGATCTGAGAGTTCTTGGTATATGTGAGGCTCTGCTTTAACCCGAAGAAAGACTTCATTCTTTTTCTCAATTTCAAGATCAACCATAACCAGCAATAAATTTCTGCCACTCAATCGCATTCTTAATTTGATAAGTTCGATTACTTATCTGTTTTAAGATGCTCTCACAATAATTTAGGAGAGTTTCATAGTAGTCAATTTTGAGGTTAACTTCTTTTAGTTTTTCATCAGCATCAAGATACTTGGTCATAGTATCTTTGTCTCTTATCTTCTTTCCAAAAGGATTTTTTTCATACACCTCTGGGTCTGCTTTCCCAGAATAGTATTCATATCTTTCATGTCTAATGTTTTTTCTTTGTTGTTCTGCTTTCTTTCTCAACAACAAAAAATTATTAAACATCTCATGGTACTTAGCATGTAATGCTGGTACTTTTAATGATTCTGTATGAAGATTATCTGGATCAATCTGTGAGTCTTTCTCCCACATACTTTGCAAAGTTTCTAAATTCACATTGGTTGACCTTGATTGTTAACGATATTGTAGATAGTATATTTGAATGTTACCTCTGCAGTGAAGTAATCTATACTACCAGGTGTGGCATCAAACTGTAATGTTGTTAGTTCAGTTGGCCATAGATCATTATATTTTACCATAAATTGGGGATTATTGGTAGAGTCTAATACCATCAATGTCCCGTCACTCACTAGGTTATCTGGATTCTTGGGATCAGAATCTGCAAAGTCTGCTTTCCCACTTCTTAGTAATCCAATCTCATTTAAACTATCTGGATATGCTAGTCCACGCATCCAGTTTTGTATTTGCATATAGTTTTCTAAATTCTCATCAACCAAGAACCTTAAGGTAAAGTCTTGGAAATCCATCTTATCACCAGGTCTTGGAATATCTTTAAGATAAGTTGGTTGCTCAGCAGGTTGTATATTAAGACCTGGTATCTGTGCAGTATTAGCAAAGAAACTTACCTTAGGACATTTAACCAATGTGAATCTAAATCCAATTGGCGAAAGAAAATTTCTATTTTGTATCTGTTTCTCAAATGGATTACTTGTTGCCATCAGTTCACGCAGGTCTCCAATGAACTATTTAGATAAAAAAAGAGACCCCCGAAGGAGTCTCTTGAAAAGTATATAAGCGTCTCGCTTACATAAGGTTCTTAACTGCAACTCTTCTGTAGTAGCGGTTGCTGTTAACACGTAGACGGCCAAGTCCCTGAGTGAGTCCCTCAGCAAATGGGTTTGAAACCATGCCGTAACGAGTCTTAAATCCAATTTTTGGTTGGAAGGTGTTCTCTCCAACTGCACGTACCATCTGTAGTGGAACGTATGGGCAGTAGAACAGACCAGCATCGTAAGGAGAAGTTCCTTTGTATCCAACAACATAGTACTGGTTACCATTCTGTGCGTTAGCAGCAGTTAGGTTAGCAGAATATGGGTCGATGTATACACGATACTTACCATTGATAGTACCAGCAAATGTGTTACCAGTGTCATCAACGTTAAGGTTAGCGTTCAATGCAGGAGTGTAATCTAGTACACCAGCCATTGTTAGTGCAGAAGCAACATCAGCAGAAGTAAGGATGATGTTACCCTTTCCACGACGAGTTCTTTGTGCGATTGCGTTAGCATCTCTTTCGATCTGGAATAGAAGTCCTTTGAACTTCTCAACTGACCATCTTCCGTTTGAGTCGATGTCTAAGTCGAATATACCAGCAGTAGAGGTGTTAGCGACAGCACCTTGCTCAGCAACCTTGTAGATAGTTCTAATGACTTCCCTGTTGATTTCAGCAAGGATTTCAGTAGAAAGGATGTTAGCAAGTTCTGCTTCAGCGTTAAGGCCGTGAATTGCCTTAAGGTCTTGAGCAAGCTCAAGTGAGTACTCAGCCTTGAGTGCTCTGGACTTAGCAGTCACAGTAACTTTCTCAATGCTGAATGCCATTTCAGCAAACTGGTTGTTAGTACCGTTACCTAAGTTCTCGGCATCACCAGTTACCATACCCTGACCAACGTTATAGTCGGTTGAGGTTGCAGTACCAACAGGGTTTAGAACAGCAGGGTTAGTACCACTCTGACTGATAGTACCAATACCAGCAGGTACATCAGAGAATGCACTGTTGATACCAGCAGATCCATCTCCACCGAAGTCGTTGGAAGACTGACCTGCGAAAGCAGTGTTTGCTTCGTTGTAGAATGCTTCAGTTCCACTTTGGTTAGTGTAACGTGAACGCATTGCGAAGATTAGTCCTGTAGGGCCAGACATTGGTTGAACACCAGCCAAGTCATAAGCGACTAGGTTTGGCATTGAACGTCTGATTAGACTAATCAATACTGGGTCGAAACCAGCAACAGGGCCACCAGCTGCAGCAGATGAACTAAAACCGCCTTGGGTTCCAGCAGCATTACCTGCGTTAGTTGGTGATTCCATCAAGGAATGTCCTTGACTGAATGCTTGCTCCTCTTTGAGGAATTTTTCTTGGTTTTCTAGTAGAACTGCGGTTACCGCCTTACGATGGGAATCTTGGATACCACCATCATGGTCCAATAGGGGCTTCCACTTTTCGACTAGATGCTCTGATTGGAACATCTTTCTTTAAGTGTGTAGTTTGATTTAATGTTTAATTCAATTGTTCATCTTGCCTAAGATATTCATGTAAGATTCCATTGAACCAGATACCTGCTCAACAGGTTCTCCGTCAGTGGCTTCCATTAATACATCGGCGGATGATTGAGGTGTAACCTTTTTATCAGAGAAATAAGATTCTCTCAGGGTGGTTAGCTTCTCTTTGTACGATTCTTCACTTTCAAACTCAACACCTTCAGCAAGTGTAGCGAGCTTCTCTTTCTGTGTGGCAGCAAGGCCTTCAGAAACTGAACCAAGAATTACGTCAGAAGTAGACTCAGAAAGTCTCTTATTTAATGCAACGTTCTTCTCGATTTGCTCGTTGAGTTTAGTCTCCATGTCATCTAACTTCTCTACCATAGTAGAGACAACATCATATTTTTCTTCAGGGATAGTTACATAATGATCTTCAAAAAGACTCTTCATACCAGACAAGAATGATTCAGTCATTTCTGTCTTAAGTCCGTGCTCAACTGCGAGTTGATTTTCCTTCAACCACTCTGCAGCAACGTACTCAAGGTATGAATCAGTACGTTCGGTGAGCTCAGCTTTGTGCTCTGCTACTGCTTCTTCAATTGCAGCAGTCTTTTCTTCATCAAGTCTTGCCTTGATTTCAGAAACTTTTGAGTTAATGGCAGCTTCAAAGATTGTTTTTGCTTTCTCTCTGAATTCTTCAGAAAGTTCTTCGCCACCTAATAGAGCATTGACATCATCTTCCATGTCATATGTCTCTAAAACTTCTTCTTCTTCAACAGGAGTTTCTTCAGAAACGATTTCCTGATCGATCTCGACTTCTTCTGCTTTAGATGATTGTCCCATTGCTCCTGTTTTACCTTTACGATTGGTAACCACATCAGAAACTTGCTTAATGGTTCCACCAGGTGTAGCAATCTTATTGCTATCGTCATCTGGTTTAGAATTTTGTGGAGTTGGTCCACCTAAATCTTCCCAACTAACGGCAGTACCGCCAGTAGTGAGTTTAGGCATAGCCTTATCACCAGGATTAGCATTTGCTGTTACGGCATTAGCTTCTGATACCTTTTCCATTTCTTGTAGTTTGCTACTCGCCATTGAAGTTTCCTCGAATTACCTTTTGTAATCTAAATTTATTTATTAAAGTTAGAGATTTGATAAGAAATCATTAAACAGATTCAACTTGTTCTCATCAAGTTTTTTCTGATCAACTAAAGTGTTGATGGTCTTGTATGTTTTACGAGCCATTCTTTCACGAAGAATGCCACCATCCCATACCCAATCTTTTCCTTCCATAATCCCTTCAACAAAGGCATCTGGAGCAGAAGGATCGGCAACAATGTCAGCAGCAGTTGCCAACATAAAGTCGTCTCCTACGACATTAATACCCTCACGTGTTGCTTTTAGAGAACCAATTCCTCTAGAAGAAACACCGAGTTTTACTCCCTCATCTACTAAGTTAGCAGCAATCTTACCCATTGGTGTACCAAGAATCTTAGCCTTACCAATAAAGTTAGCACCACTCTCTTTAAGAGAAACAATCTTATGTGAAACTCTATCGAGATTCACGGTTGGTCCCTCTGGATGTCCAAGTTCACCAAGAGCACGTCCTGATTGAATGTGATTTTCGTTGTAACGTCCTACTTCTTTCCGAAGAGTTTCCATAGGATACATCCTACCATTACGATTAGTAATGTTTCCTTGTAAGAAAACACCCTCAATATACATAGACTTCTTGCCGTTCTTATTTTCGACTAGAAATTCTACCTGTTCAATTTCTTCCGTAATGAGTTTCATTATGCGTCACCGCTTATTTGAACTTGTTGTGCATATAATGTGCCAGTACTGCTATCAGTTCTAGCAGCAACCTTAAAGGATTTT